GCAAACTGGAGTTTCATAGGTTCCACCCATTATCATAACTTGGTCTGGTTCAATAATAGATTGAACCAATAGTTCAATCAGCTTAGCATAAGCAAAACTATTCTTCCAACCCGCAGTGGTAATATAAATTTGGCTCTTATTAACATTTTCTTCTTTGTGGCGGCTGCCATCAGGAAGTCTTCTATCTACGTTGGTTGTAGGTATGATAACTTCGTTTAGAATGTCTCCATCAATTAGAACACATTCCTCCATCAATCCGCCGGTACGACGCTGCCCTCTAGAGGACTGCCGCGCAGTTAAAATATTAATTTTACTACCATTTTTAAATACATATTCAACATTATCTTTTGTTTTCTTTGTTTTTCCGCGGCCCCAATCAATTTCATTCTCAAATGCTGGTATCAATCGACAAATTTCTTCAATCTTAGCGATTGTAATACTTGCCGCCTGTTCTTTTCCTCCTGTTGTTACAAATAACTCTGCTCCAGGATAGAAAATACATCTAAGCATTAATACCATCATGCTTAAGAATGACTTACTATAGGCTCTTGGGAAAGTAGCATATACGTATCTATGACGCATTACTACTCTAATAAAAATTCTTTGATAAAAATAGAATTTGAAATTACTATTTGGACCTTTAATAAAGTCTACAAAATAGTCTGGATATTCACGAAAGAAACTAATCATATGTCTTAGATTAGATATTTGATTAGCTAAGCGTTCTTCAGAAAGACCTTGTTTTCGGCTAGTCTGACTTGAAAGATTCATTAAATCCTGTAAGCTCATTCTGCATCCTCTGGTTCAGCTTCTGCACCAAGTACAGTTGCATCCTCTTGTTTCTGCTCTTCTAAGCTATTAGAATATTCCAGAAAATCTTCATCAGACATCTCAGGTGCCTCAAGACCTTTATCCTTAGCCTCTTCCCTATCTTTCTTCTGTTGATCCACAATTTCTTTCTTCTTAATATATTCTTCAATCTGTCTAGCAAGAGCAGTATCAGAATAAATAAGTGACTTAGTATATTCTTTTAAGTCTTTGATAACTGTGTCAATAATATCAACAGGTGCATCCAATTCAAATCTTGGTATTTGACCACCATTTTTCTCGCAATAGGCTACTAATTCACCTACACTATCAACGAAATCATTTTTTTCTTCTTTCTTTCTTTGCGCTGCCGCAAAATTAGCTAATTTACGTTGATTAGCAAGCTCTCTGTTTAATTTTGCAAATCCTTCATAGTCACCCATATCCAAGGCTTGATTTGCTTTTAAATTTAGTTTACAAATAATAATTAAGGAATTAATAGTATCTGCATCTTGAATATCGAATGAATTGGTCATTTGAGTATAATCTTTTTCTAAATCAATCCATTCTTGTGGTTTATACAAAGTACCCCACTTCATAGCCAAATATTTCATATCATCTTCAGTGAGGTCTGCCGCAGGATTCGGCAAGTCTATTTGAGCAAATTGTTGTTCTTGGAAAGGATTATGAAATTGTGCATCTAATTCTGCGGAAGTTTTAGGCACATATTCTTTATTCTGCGTTGGAGTAGACATCATAGTCTTGTATTCAGCTTCAGAAATCTCTCCCGCTTCAAATTTTTCCTTTAATTCCTTTTCGAATATTTCATCTGATTGTTTTTTCTGAGCTGATTTAACTCTTTGCTTTTCCTCTGCTATAGCTTGAGCTTTTTCACTATCAGCCCATCTATATTGATTCCATTGCTTTAATTTCATTTTAGATAAATATTTACCAAAAACAGACATACCATTCATTTTATCTGGGTTTTTAGCAAAAGCCTTATCTCTTAAAGCATTCCATTCTCCTGGAATATAAGGAACATCCATTTTTTCCAATAACCACAAAAATGTGTTAGGATCGAAGTTGTCTATATGCATAGTCAAACAATCCTTACACATTTCAGTCTTTGTCCCATCTCTATAAGTATAAAACTTAATTTCATCCATAGTGCGGCCGCATTTTTGACAAGTTAATTTTTGACCCATACACTATTCTCCTTCGTTTATTACTCAGTAATTATGAGTTTTTATCTTATTTAGTTATCTTATCTTGCCCAATTAACACCCTTATAGTTAATTGTCTTTACTTGTTTATTTTTATTGGTTTTAGCATTTCTACATGATTTGCAAATACTATAAAAACCATCTTTACTTGTATTATTTTTTGAGAAAAACATATTATGAGCTAATTTGATCCTGCCGCAACGTGAACACCTCTTCCATTTACCATACTCTTCATAGGTGAAATGCCACTCTAACCAGTCTCTTTGTGCTGCTTCCGCAATTAACTTAGGAATCTTCTTACGCCAGAGTGATGAGATGTACTCTACCGAATGCCGCACTCCATAATCATTTTCAAGAGTAGCTTGAATATTTTCATTGGTCATACCATCTATTTTATAAATAATTAAATCATAAAACATTGGGTATCTATCTTTTATATGTTTTTCTATTAAATTTTCTAAATCAGTAATTACATAGCGTGCATCACTATCAAACCTATCCCAAGTATCTTGCTTAATCTTGCAATAATTACATAAGACAATAGAAACATGTTCTGGAATTAATAGAGAAAAACCATTTATATTAAGTGAGCCATTAGGTTCAACTTGAATCTCTTCAATTAATGGAATATATGAGAATGTACGAGTAAGATTAGTAATATGAATAGGTTGATAGTAAGAATTTTTTAGAATATATTGGTCTTTCCGCATTTCAATAATAGACTTTTTAATAACATATTTCTGGCGGCCGCTGGCTTGTGGCAGCTTTTTTTCTAAGTCTTCTATTGCTTCGCGCAGTTGCTTTAATCCAGGAACTACTTCGATGTCTTGCGGTGTAATTGATATTTTAGGTGTAAAGATAATATTTTTATCATTAGTAATCATACTATAAATACCATCTTCACCATTTTCAAATTTAGCTATTAAACCTTCAAATGAAGTTTCTCTTTTATTAACAGTAACCATGTGGTTATCTGTTAATATTTTCTTCTTTGCTCTTTCTTGTTTATCCATAGCGAATATCATATAATCCGCCATTATTTCAAGATACCTAGGAGTTAATTTATCTGGGTCAGTAGATGCTATTATTTTATTAACTAATTCTACCCTTGCCGCAGGTTCTTTAATTGTATAATCCAGCTTTAAGGTTGTATTTTCTTCTGACATTTATTTTACTCCTTTGGTCAATTATCTTACATCTTTATTATAACAAAAATTTTTCACTGAGTCAAGCTCCACAGGTAAAGTAATATTTGCTTTTTTCAAAATTTTTTGTTATAATATATATAGAAATGAAAGATAAAATACCAAATGTTGCGATTATAGGCGGAGATTATCAATCAATAGACTTACTTTCACAGAATATATATGATATTATATGGCCAAGAGGTATATATACTATCAATATATTGTATTCTGACGAAAATGCTTTAGGCTACGTATGGGCAAAAGAGAATGGGATGCCAGTGAAACGAGTCTGGGCGCATTCACCAAACAAGCTCCGCCGCAGATTAATATTTTTTGAAGCAGATTATATATTTTTTCTATTGCATGATGAACAATGGATTAAGAATATAATCATGGAATATAAAATGACTGGCAAACATGGTACAGTCATATATACACCTTATGCGGCGGCACCCTCCTTTACCGGTTTTACACCTCCTGTCGCCGCATTATCACCGTTACCAGACTTCATTTGGGAACCAGATGAAGATTTTTATTATGAGGAGTTATTTAAATGGATAATAGATACTTAGACCCAGATGCAACTGGGTATGAAGCACCTAATAAAGTAATATATAAAACAAGAGACCTAATTAAAAATCAGTATTGTCCAATAGATGGACACTATTGTGAACAACCAAGTTGTGAAAATTGTCAGTTTGAAGCAACTATGGATTAGGAGGGTTTTATGAGAATAGGTATTATAGGTCTTAAACCAGTAGATATTAAAGGACAAGAGGAAAAGATAAAGGAGTGGATTGCGGCAGAATTGGACCAGGCCCAAGAATCCAGTTTAGCTGGGCCGCCGCATGATTGTTTTTGTGCAGGTGGAAAGGGCACTGACCAAATTTTTGGACAATGCGTCCTAGGTAAAGGTCATAATCTGCATATTATTTTTCCTTATGAGCGAAAAGAGTCTGCCGCAGTGAAGGCTTTAGCTACCGCCGCAATGTCGGTTTCTTATACCGCGCCGCATTATCAAAAAGGATGCTACGCATTACAGAATAAAAATATGGTAGACAATATAGATATGTTATTGGTTGTATGGAAAGGTAGAATGACAGGAGCTATTGGTCGTACAATTAATTTTGCTCAGGCCGCAGGCATTCCGATTCATTACCTGAATTTAGAGGAGGATTCTGATGTTTGGGAAGAAGAACGAACCAGTGAAGTTGATTCATAATGATTGGGGTAGTTTTATAAAGATACCTAATGATGGTTTTTTCTGGAATAAACATCATACATATTTTGTACTTAGTTCTGCAGATGATATAGATATATCAGAAGATGGAATCTTCTGCACTACTTTTGTAAATTATCCTGTGGAAAAGATGAAAGTTAGAGTGATGAGTTCAGATATTTATCCACAGTTTATGATAATGGAGATTGAAGTATCTATAGATGATGAAGAGACTTTTGAAAAAGGTCTAGAAAAGTTTATGTATAGATTAAATTTTAAAATTAAAGATTATCGGAGCGGCAGCTCCGCATTTTGGAAAGATGTATATAAAGAAGCAGAGGAAATAGAAAATGGAAATTAATAGTACTAGTACTAGTTATACAACATCGCAGACTTGTCCACATATATTACCTTGCGGTATGTGTAAATTAACTATGTCACAATGTCCTCGTGGTTGGATGTATAAAAAATGGGATACTACACCAGTATATTGTAGCAGTGATAGTATTACCGCTACCGGCATAACAAATATGGGGAGCGCCGCAGGCCATGACAGCAAAAGAAAAGATATATGAAATTGGAATAGCTTATAATAAAATAGATGCGGTATTGAAAGATACTGATATAGATTTATGGGCGTATAAATATTTAGAAGACGCGCTAGTGCATTTAGAGTTTTACTTTGAGGAGCAAGAGATATGAGTTTTAAAGTTGCCAGGCAGTGCTACTGGTATAGTAAAGAAACAAATGACCCATCTTATTGTAGACTGCGGCGGGACTACATTGAGGATTTAGGCGGCTGCACTTATTGTTATATGGATAAGGATGCAGTAGATATTTTTATGCAAGGATTGAATAATTTAATGCTTGATAAGATTATTAAAGTTGAGAAATTAAGACACGGGATGGATGAATTTGAGAACTGATGTAGTTTTATGTAAAGAGTGTAAATGGTTTAGAATTTGTGAAACAGAGGATTTTGAAACTTATTTAGATTGTGACCACCCTGATGGCGGCGGGATACCTCGAAGTGAAGAATGGTATTGTGCGGATGGAGAAAAAGAGAGGCCGATAGTGTTACGTAATACTTGTAAATATTTAAAAGCATTAAATATATGGGATTGTTTTATTAGAATAGAGAAAGTAGCGATAATAAAATGACAAAAATATTTGAAACTCCAAAAGTATTACATATACAAGAATGTGATGTTGATGGTAATACACGCATAGTGAGATATTATAGAGAAGATACGATAAATTATTTTTTAGATATAGTAAAAGCATCTATTCAAAAAATTGAAGATATGGCAAATATGCCGGAGAAATAGTGTTTTAATAGTAAATATGGAAGCGAAAATATTTTTTGGATAGTAATATGGAAACGAAAATATTTTTTGGATTGGGAATTGTGCAGACCAAAACGATTTTCAAAATTCAAAAAATTTTCTCCCGAAAATACCACCCCCTGTAGTTGCTAGATTCCTTTTCAATTCATTTTGAGATGGGATAGGGGACCCGGCATAAACACCCTGGTTGCTTGGCTCGCTGTTGGTCGCAGCGAGCCATTTTTTATTTCCAAACACTCACTCACCAAATTTTTGCTTCGCATTGCGTGAGCATACTTTTTTGCTATTTTACCCAAAACTAAAAAACCGAACAGGTGTTCTGCCTTTTCTTACTCTTCATCGACGGGAAGCCAAAGAACATTTGTTCGCAGACCACATGCAGAAAAAACCTCTTCATCGATGCGAAGCAATATTTTAGTCCTGCCGCAGTCCATGCTTTGTTAAAAAATTAACAGAATGTTTTTCTTTGTATTCCATTGACAGCACATCATCAATGTAGTATACTTACTGTAGAAAGAAAAAGGAGGATCGAAAGATGAAAACCGCAAACACATTCAAGTATGACAGATTTATTGATGCAGTAATTCGCAAGTACGGCTTTGAGGCTCGCCAGACTCTGATGTTCGTCCGACTAATCGAGTCGACCACAGACAGCAAGAGAGTGATGATGATGTACAATAAATTGATGCAAATAAAATAAAATAAAATAAATAATAAATAATGATACATACATACTATGTACTATGGTAGGTAGGGTAGGGGTACCCATGGGGTAGGGTAGGGCAGGTGCTATGTATCTAAATAAGTACAAGAATAACTATTGACAAAAGGCTAATCACATGTTATACTGTAGATACAAAGAAGAGATAAAGGAGGATCGAACAATGAAAACTACTTGGGCAGTCGTACAGACATACATCAACAGCAAAGGCAATGAAGACACAGCACTTGTTTGTTGGACTTACAGTGAAGAATCAGCAAGAGAACTTGCTAACAAAAAGAACCTTGAAGAGAATACTACTAAGTACACAATCGAAGAGGTTGAGATGTTTGATACAAGAGATTCGTTCTAAACAGAACGAATCTTTTTTAATTTAGGTGTTGACAAGTACATGTTATTGTGCTATACTAAAGACAGAAAGAGAGGTGAAGATCAATGACAAGCAAACACTACAAAAGAGATAGAGAAGTAAGAGAAGCAATCATCAGACAGATTGGACTTGGTGAAGAGGTTATCACTAAAGAGGTCGACAGAGGTCATCCAAATGGTTCAGAACTTCACACAGTTACAACAACAGGAATAATCATCATCAGAAATAAAAGAACAAACAAGATGATAACTAAACTCATCGCAAGACCATCGCAGATTAGCAGATACTTCGATACAGAGACCAAAGAGGTTAGAGAACTCAAAAGAATTGCACAGATACACAAAGAACTTGGATACAATGAACTGTAGAAAATAAAATAAAAAAAAGTTTTAAAAAGGTGTTGACAAACACCTTTTTTCATGCTATAATGTAATCACAAAGAACAAAGGAGGATCAAAAGATGAGATACGAAATGTGGATAAATGTAGAAACCCTTGAGTCAAGAGAAGTAAAAGAGGGAACACCAATCACCGAATGGACTACTTGCCCTGAGAAGTGGGAACTGTTAGGAGTTTGGACTTACTAATGCAGAGCCGAAAGGCTCTTTTTTCTGTGCTGCGGCGGGAGTAAAATTTAAAAAAATGCTGTTTATTGCGCAAGGGTGCTGTTTTGCATTTTTAGAATTTTCCGAGCGGTGCGCGTGTGGCCGGCGCGCACCGCTTTGTGTATATCTGCTGTGTTTTACCAAATTTTCGCTTTGCATTGCGCGAGGGTATTTTTTTCAGATTTTTCCCAAAATTTTTTTAATTTTTTTCGCAAAACCCCTTGCAATCGCATCCCACCTGTGCTATTATAATACCAGAGAGAAACAAGGAGGATCTGAAATGGCTACTACTTACTACTTCGACATGGACGGTGTTATCGCTAACTTCCACAAGGCTTATGCTACTAATAAGGGCGTTGCTCTCAGCCGTGAAGGTATGGCAAACCTTGAGCCATTCGCTGAAAACATCAAGGTTATGGTAAACCTCATCGCACTTGGTCACAAGGTTTACATCCTCACCAAAGCCGCAAATGAAGATGGTAAAATGGGAAAGATTGACTTCCTCAAGAAGTACATTGCAGAGTTCGACATGGACAACTTCATCTGCATCGTAGGACACGGTAAGAAGGTTGACTTCATCAAGGAAGATGGCATCCTCGTTGATGATGACATGAAGAACCTCAAGCCATGGGCAAAAGCTGGACACGGCACTTATTTCGTAGAAGAAAAGGGAGCAAAAATTGTTCTCTAATAAATACAAAAAAGGGGTTGCAAAACCCCTTCAGAAATGCTATACTTAGGTATACCAAATAAGGAGGATCGAAAAATGATGTACACTAACAGACCACAGCACGAGCAGGAAGTTATCGCTAAGGCTTATGACTTTGAAGTCAGAGCTATCGAGGAGTGCGATGCTACTCGCAACCCATGGCACAAGGAAATTATGTCGTGGGCAGATGGCAGAGCCGTATGGGATGCCATCGACGAGGCTCTCGCTCTGAAATACGACGAGTAGCCTTGCCCATCGGGTACAGAGCCTGTACAGGCTCTTTTTTTTGAGCGCGCCGTGGGTGACCGCCACGACGCGTTTTTTATTTTATTTGGGGCGTTTGCAAAATTTTGCTTTCCATTGCGTAGAGGTGTTTTTTCTCCGGCTAGCCTGAAACTTACCAAGTGGTTAGCCAAAAAAGTGCTTGACACCTGCGCCCGCGCGTGATACAATAGTAGTGTAATAAGGAGGTAAGAATTATGAAGTACATTTTTCCAAAGAGCATCCGCACAAGCGAAGAACAAGAGATTATAGAAAGAGCCGTTATTAACAGAGCATTACAGTGCGCTAAAACAGAGAAGGCTCCGCACAACTCACCACGCAAAGATTATTGGTGCATTGTAGTAGATGAACTTGCAAGATTTGTATACAAGACAGATTGGGAAGTATTCGCTATTGCTAAAGCAGACAGTTGGCACGATAAAATGGATTGCCAAGTATTCGTGGTAAAAGTAAAAAAGGCTTGACAAGCCTTTTTTATTTTGCTATAATTTATTTGTAAGAAATTGAAAAGAACAAAAGGAGTTAGAAATGGCTAACAAGAAGAAATCAGAAAGAATCGGAACTATCAATGGTCTTGAAATTCTCAAGCAGACTCGTCCACCGCAGGACATCCCTTTCCGCACTGGGTCTTTCAAAGACAAGAGAAAGAAAAGAGAAAAGGTTAATAAAAATCACCTTGACAAGTGGCTGTAAAGGTGCTATACTTTAATCATCGAAGGAGGTTCAAGAGATGAAAAAGAAAATGGTTTGGCATCCAATGGTGCTTGTTAAAAATCTGTTTATACTTGCTCTGATTCTGTTTTGTCTGTGGGCGGTAGTCAGCTATGGCGAGATTCTGATTAAGAATACTCACGCAGGTGCGGTTTACTCGGATTGGAATCTGTGGGTTTCTGTATTAACAAGAAAGTAGGTGAGTAGAATGAGAGAGTCAGAAAGATTTTTCAAAATGATGCAGAAAGATGATTTCTTTGAAGGATGGGACGCAGTAGAAAATTGTTTCGAATCTGATGGAGATGCAACAATAGTTATTAGAGTTTGTGATTCAGTAGATTTTGTTTTTGATTATAACACAGGCGATTTTATTGAAGCGATTCTTCGGTAGTTGCGGCGGTCGGTGACCGCCATCTTTTTTATCTAGACCCGATCCCGTACTCGACCGGCTGCCGCCGAAAAATTATACCACAAACCTCTCGCAGTTGTCAAGAACAAATTTTGAAAAAAATTTTTTAATTTTTTTTATCCTGATACTTGACAAGGCTCTTTTGATGTAGTATCATTACATCGTAAGGAAGCAGTAGAAAGGAGCGAACAAATGAGACGCAATGCACATAAAAAGGAAACTTTTGAAGATAAATTTGCTCGCCATTATTACTGCGAGCATGCACGCCTTAATTCTATTCGTAGTGACAAGAAAGAACAGCATAAAAAATTTCGTAGAGATTTTAAAAAATCTATTAACAAACTTTTAGATGAATAATATAAAATATAAATAGAAAAAGGAGTCTACAATGACAAAAAGAAAAGATACCAACATCATTATGACTATAGAAGAACTTTACGAATGGGCAAAAAGACATCATTGTGAAAATTATACTGTATTACTTGCTGATGATGTTGTACGCAATATTTATAAAAAAGAAATTGTAATTTCGAGAGAAGATGAAGAGATTTGTTTGTAATGAGGTGAAAAAAAATGACAGTTTGCGAACTTAAAAAATGGTTAGAACTGTGCGAAGATACTGATGAAGTCAAAATAGAGTATGTATGCCCAGATGACTATTATAATTATTATGATTCAATTTCTGAAATTGATTTTGAGGACAAAGAAATTATTTTAAAAATAGACGGTTTTTAAAAAAACCTATTGACAAAGCGTTACCTATTTGATACAATACTATTGTAAGGTAACGGAGATCGAAAGGGGGGCTGAAATGACACTTACCATCAACGAACTCAAGGACATGGTCTCAATGGCCATGATTGCCCACCTTCGTGAGAGCGAAGGTACCTGCGCTATCGAGGTCGAGCGCCTTTGCGACCTTGTCAAGTGGGTCGACCACTACGACTTCGAGTCCGCCCTCGAGGTCATCAGAGAGGATTAACTCCTCTCTGAAAAAAATAAAAAAATTTCAAAAAACCTATTGACAACAAGCACCAAGCGTGCTATACTATAATCACAGAGAGGGAAGGAAAACCCCTAAAAACCCCTCGGTCTTAGCCAGCGTTCAGCCCTCACCTAAAGGTGGGAAGCCCGCAACCTTAGCAAGGGATACCGCGATGGTCATGTAAGACGGGATAGCGAGGTAAAAGAGCGGCGAGTATACAACTCATGGGTGGTACGAATCCCTAACGCCGTGGGATGCGTGAGTCTGAAGGAACTAAAATCCACCAAGGGGAGCCAAGTGTGGCTCTCCGATTTTTTGGCGTCGCGCTGATGGTCGCAGCGCGCCGCCAATTACAAATAGGAGGATCATCGCAGCTTTTTATTTACCAATTGGTTAGCGAAAAAAAATTTAAAAAATTTCCCAAAACCCCTTGCAATCATTCTACAGATGCGGTAATATTACATTGTCAGAAAGAACAAAGGAGGAAATAGCAATGATGACTCTCGAAATGGTACTTGAACTTCTCGCAAAGGCTGAATCCGACCTCTTCTTTGATGAAGAACTCTATGATGGTGAACTCTCTGTAACTGTTAACGATTTTGTAGGTTTTGATGATGATTGGTCTGAAATAATGAGAGACCTTGATGATGCAGACCTCGTTGAGGAAATCTATGACACTCTCAAGGCTCAGGCTGTAAAAGTATCAGGCGACTTCTATGAGTATTTCGATATGGGTGACTTCGTTGTGTGTTGGGGATATTCTTCATTCGACATCTAAAAAAGTGTTGACACACTCATCCAAATGTGATAATATTAAACCATCAAAGGAAAGGAGATTTTCACAATGATTAGACCGATAGAAATTGAATGCGCTTGTCCATTCTGTGGACAGACCCACGTTGTAACAGTTGAAGAGATGGACTATCTCTTTTGGGAAGCGGCTGATGTGCCTGCACAAAAAGCATTCCCGTACCTCTCTGCCGATGAAAGAGAAATGCTCATCTCTGGCATTTGCCCAACTTGTTGGGAAAAAACTTTCGGTTAGGGGTTGACATCCAACCCCTACTGTGGTATTATAATTACAGAAAGAAGAACTGAAGAACCAAAGGAGGATCGAAATGAAGACTTGGAGAACAGTAGAACAGCGTAAGGTATGGTCAGAAGAGTGGGGATTCGGCATCGTCACAGCCGAACGCTCCGATGGAGTCCTCGGAGTACAGTTCGACTCCAACCCGTGGGCAGTAGTCCACATCCCACCTACAGAGGTGGTAGAGAGGGAAGCCTAAGGCTTCTCTTTTTTATTGGCGGTCCGCGCATGTCCGGCGCGAACCGTTTTTTCTTTTCTCTGGCTCTCTCGCAGTTTTTATTTACCAGTTGGTCAGGATCCACCGCACCTGCTGCCGCCCGTATTCCTAACCACTTGGTAAATAAAAAAATTTCATTTAGGGGATTGACACCACCGACCAAATAGTGTATACTCTAATTGTAATCAAGAAAGGAGTCAACACAGAAATGAAAATTGACAGAAGAAAAAATTATTATCTCACTATCGACACTGAAACTACCAATGGTTTTGATGACCCTATTGTATACGATGTAGGTGGTTGTATACATGATAAAAAGGGCAATGTCTATGAGACATTTTCATTCGTTATCTATGAAACATTCTACGGAATGGAAGAGTTAATGCAATCAGCATACTACGCAGATAAAATCCCTATGTACAAAGAACAGATTGCAAAGGGTGAGCGCAAAGTCGTTAGATTCTCAACCGCTAAATCAATAGTCAAAGAATTGTGCGACCGCTACAATGTAAAGGCAATAATTGCACATAACATGAGATTTGACTACAGAGCATTAACAAGAACTCAAAGATACTTTACAAAATCAAAATACAGATACTTCTTTCCGTATGGTATCGAGTTATGGGACTCGCTGAAAATGGCTCAAGATACAATCTGCAAACAAAAGTCCTACAAAACATTCTGTGAAATGAACGGCTACACAATGAAAAATGGACGCCCAAGAGCGACCGCCGAAATTCTTACAAAATACCTTGAAGGTAACAAGGAATACACAGAGGAACACACAGGGCTTGCAGATGTAATGATAGAAAAAGAAATAACTGCTCATTGTTTCAGACAACACAAGCCAATGAGAAAAAAGTGCTTCAAGTAAGCACTTTTTTAATTTACCTATTGACTTCTTATTAAAAATTTGCTATTATAATTATAGAAAGAGAGGTAAAGAAAAATGATGAACAGAACACTCGTATTCGATATGGATGGAACAATCGCTAATCTCTACGGAGTAGATGGATGGCTCAAAGACCTCCGCACAGAGTCCGACAGACCTTACAGAGTAGCAAAGCCAATGTACAAAATGGATGAACTTAATTCAATCCTTAATGAACTTAAGTCAAGAGGTTGGAAAGTAGTAGTAACCACTTGGTTAGCAAAAGACGCTACAAAAGAGTATGACAACATCGTCAGAGTAGCAAAAAAAGATTGGCTCGATTTTTTCAGATTTCCATATGATGAAATACACATGGTCAAGTATGGAACAACAAAAGCCAATTGCACAAGACACCACAAAGGCGTTCAGATTCTTGTCGATGACAACGAAAAAGTCAGAAAGGGTTGGACACTCGGAAAGACAATAGACGCAAACAAAAATATTATTACAGAACTTCTCAAGCTGATGTAAATCGGCTTGAGATTTTTTAATTTTCCTATTGACAACTTATTAAAAATTTGCTATACTATAATTGTCAAAAGGAAAGAGAATCGAAAGGAGATACACAATGACTAAGCTGTCTTACGAAATCTACAATGTAAAAACTGATGAAGTCCTCGGAACTTGCACCGACTACGCGGAATGCCTGGCACGTATGACCGCCCTGCGCGATACCGCAAGAGAAAATGGAGTGTATTGCCCTTACGCCTACCGCGCAGTATACACCCCAATGGCAAACGCTGACCCAAAGGCGAAAAACTACCGCGAGTGGTACAGAAATGGGGTACCTGCCAAAGCCTAACCCCCACCACAGAGAGCCGAGAGGCTCTTTTTTTCTTGGCGGCCGGTGCTCGGTCAGCACCAGCCGTTTTTTACTTTTGGCTGACCACTCGGTAATTTTTTCCTGACCAATTGGTCGGACTGCTCGCGGCAGCCGGGTCCCGGAAACTTACCACCTGGTCAGAAAAGATCCGGCTCACCGGCTGCCGCAGTCAAGTTATCCACATGTGGAAAACTATGTGGATAAATCTGTGGATAACTTTGCTTGACATCCGCATCCCCTTGTAGTACAATAAGAGAGTACTAAGGAGGATTTAATTATGAACGTAATGATTTTCGACACAGAAACCACAGACCTTAACAAGTGCTTTTGCTATAACATTGGCTTTTGTATTGTCGATACTGACAATGGCGAAACCCTTATTGCTGAAGATTATGTTGTAGAGCAAGTATGGCATAATCTGCCATTGTTTCAGACAGCGTACTACGCAGACAAGCGACCGCTGTATGTATCAGCAATGAAAGCACGCAGAACAAAGATGAAGAAGTTCGGACAAATAACACAACGTATGTGTAAACTGATTGAAGAGTTCAACATCGAGTATGCGTATGCGTACAATTCAAAATTTGATGAAAAAGTATTCGACTTCAATTGTGATTGGTTCAAGTGTATTAATCCTTTTGACAATGTAGATGTCATTGACATTAGAGGACTTGTGCATCAGTTTGTCGCAGAAACATCAAGTTATCAGAATTATTGCGAAGAGCATCAGCTGTTCACAGACAGCGGAAACTATTCAACAACCGCTGAAGCACTTTTTAGATACATCACAGACGATGCTAATTTTGAAGAAGCACACACAGCACTTGCCGACTCTGTAATCGAAACAAATATCTTGTTTTTCTGTCTTGCGTCTGGTGCGGTACTCGGACAGCACTACAAAACAAAGCAGAGCATCCGCAGAAATTGCATTTACACTCTTGATGTAATTGATGGATTTACAGGGGAAATACTTCTGTCAGCACCTTATCAGAGAATAAAAATAAATAAAGGAAAAACACAGATTGTGCTTGATTAGTCAAGCACAATCGTGTATAATAACAGTGTAAGGAAAGCACTGTTTAACCGAAAGGGGGAAAGTAATGGCAGACTACAAAGTAAAGGGAAAAATCTTCACAGTAGACCCTGCTGACATTCAGCAGATAATGTCAGAATTGGAAATCAAGAAAGGGGATGCTATCAGAGCCTATTTTGAGGACTTGAGCATCATTGACCCATCAGAAAAATGCGAGATTGTGGAAGTGCTTCCGCAGAAAGTCAAGCGTAAATACACCAAGTCTGACAAGCCACGCAAGGCTGTTGAACGTGAACGCAAGGTTGACGCAGACAAGTTAACACTTATTCAGATTTTAGAAAAGGCTCTTGCAGATGCAAGCATCAGCACAGAACCAAGAACCAACGAAACTGATTTACATTTCAGTTTCAACGGCTCTGACTATTCGGTCAAACTGACAAAGCACAGACCGAAAAAAAATTAGAAAAAATGCGGAAAGGGGCTTGACAAAGCCCCACCGCAAGAGTATAATGAGTATACAAGGTAAGGGAAAGCAAATCCCACCTAAATCAATCTAAATCTTCTGTAACGAAAGGAAAGGTACTAAATATGACAAAGAGAGAAATGTTCGCACTTATCGCATCCGCACTCGCTGACAACGAAGAAGTAGTAAACTTCTGCAACCACGAAGTAGAACTGCTTGACCGCAAGAAAGGCTACAAGTCAAGCAAGCCATCCAAGAAGTCAATCGAGAATGAAGCAATCAAGGCTGACATTCTCGGAGTCCTCGAAAACTCGGAAGCACCGCTGACCATCAGCGAGATTAATTCCGCACTCGGTAAGGACTTCACTTCACAGAAGACCTCGGCTCTTCTGACTCAGCTGATTAAGGCTGACAAGGTGGTTAAGACCTACGAGAAAAAGGTTGCGTACTTCGGTATCGCCTAACCGACACGGGGGTTGCCCAAGGGGTGACCCCCGGTTATTTTAGTTTTTTCCTAACCACTTGGTCAGCCGATCTCTAACCACCTGGTCACTAAAAACCTTCGGGCGGCGCGTCCTCTGCCGGGACGCGTCGCTTTTTATTTTTTACCGAGTGTTCAGCCATTTTTGCGAAGCGTTTTGTATTTTTTTAAGTACAAAATTTTTTCCTAAAAACACTTGCATCTGTATGGCGATGGTGCTATAATCATAATTGTCAAGGGGAAGTGAGGGAAATCACTGAGAGCGCGCTAAGTGATGTAAAAGGTCTTCACACCCTCGTTAAAAGGTAAAAGAAGTAAAAACAATAGCCCTTGACAAAACAAATTTAAAAAAGGTATTGACAGATTAATAAAAATCTGATACAATATAAATGTCAAGAGGAAAGAAAAGATTCCCATTCGGCAGATAAAAAAATCTGATACTAAATCTAAAAAAACTCTTGACAAACTACTTAAAAGATGTTATACTTACATCATCAAAGGAAATCACTTGTTAAACGAAAGGAAAGGTACAAACACTATGACAAAGAGAGAAATGTTCGAAGTAATCGCTAACGCTATGGCTGACAATGAAGAGGTTGTAAACTTCTGCGCTCATGAGGTAGAACTCCTCGACAAGAAGAAGGGTTACAAGTCCTCAAAGCCTTCCAAGAAGTCCCTTGAGAACGAGGCTATCAAGGCTGAAATCGTCGAGGTACTCAGAGGTTCTGAGGCACCGATGACAATCAAGGAAATCAATGAGGCTCTTGACAAGGGTTTCACTTCTCAGAAGGTTTCCGCACTGCTTACTCAGCTCATCAAGGCTGAAGAGGTAGTAAAGACCTACGAAAAGAAGGTTGCTTACTTCGGACTTGCGTAGTCCGAACCCTACCCAGGGGTGCTTCGGCACCCCTTGTTTTTTTTAAAAATTTTTGATACAATTAGTTTGTGAAATAACTAACGAAGAAAGGACTATCATTCCATGGATGAAACAAGAGAAGAAATGAATGTGGAAGAGGTTACTGCAGAACCTACTCCACCAATGCCACCATTTGACTTTCCTGCGGCGGTAGGTGCGCCCGATCCAACCCCATCTGAAACAGATAAAAAGATTGATAAGGCTGCTGATGTTTTTGTGGCTGCTGTGATAACTGTACTTCAATTACTCGCTGCGGCGGTGCTTGTCTGTTTCGGCTTTTCAGCTACTCCCGCGGTTTCATTTACCGTTTGGTCAGTATTAAAAACATTCTGTCTGCTATTGGGTATTAAATTTGTGGTTGCAGGGTACAGCACTAAAAAATTCTGATGGGCGGCGCGAGCATGACCATGCGAGCGCCGTTTTTAATTATACCACACCCGCCGCCAGTTTGTCAAGACTAATTTTTGTATTTTTAAAAAAACATTAAAACTCCCAAAATTATGTATTTTTTTAAATACAAAATTTGTATTGCAAAATAAAAAAATTTTTGCTATAATTTAATTACAAAGTAAGGAGTTGATTTTTCAAGGGTTGTAGAATGTTCTCCGATTGTACTAATCTTAGTACAATAAAATCAAAAAAAATCCTTGACATTAACACTGTAAAGTGCTATACTAATATTGTCAATGGGAGAGAGAATGGACACTCTGAAAATGGGTAGCGATAAAAAAAATGTAACTCCTCCCCTTGACACAATCGGCACAAAGTGCTATACTAATATTGTCAGGGAGATGAGGGAGCGAGTACTCATTAACCGTCACAAGAATAAGTCGACCAATGTTCTTGAATAAATACAAATTCTCCCTTGACAATCTTTTAAAAATTTGCTATAATACAAATGTAAGTTAAAGAAAACAGTTTTTCACAGAAAGAGGTGTTGTTTATGACAAAGAAAGAAATGTTCGCAGTAATCGCTAATGCTATGGCAGATAATGAGGAAGTAGTAAACTTCTGCAATCACGAAATTGAACTGCTTTCAAGAAAGCGTTCCAAATCCTCAAAGCCAACTGCAAAGCAGATTGAGAATGAGGGCATTAAGGAGAGAATCGTTGAGATTCTCGGTGAATCCGAATCTCCGATGACTATCAAGGAGATAATCGAGTCACTTGGTGAGGAACTCACTTCGCAGAGAGTGTCCGCACTTCTCACTCAGCTGATTAAGGCTGAAAGAGTCGTAAAGACTTACGAGAAGAAAGTAGCATACTTCGGTCTTGTGTAGTCCTCAAGGCGTGGGGAGAGCCTTAAATCTCCCCAATGGGTGCGGATGTGTAACTCAATGGTAGAGTAGTTGACTCTTAATCAAAAGGTTGTGGGTTCGAGTCCCACCGCGTCCACCAAATACATGACACATTGTTCTTTTCTTTCCTCCACGGGGATACTGACCACTTGGTTAGTATCCCCAATTTTTTACTTACCAAGTGGTTACCGATCCTTTGGTCGCACCGCGGCTGGCCGCCTCGGTGCGTTTTTTGTTTTACTCTGACCACTCGGTAATTTTTAACTTACCAATTGGTTATTAAAAATGCTCCTGCCGCATCCCAAAAATCTTGTTTCAAAAAAAGAACTTGAAAAAATAAAAAAAATTTGATATAATTTTATTAGAAAAAATAAAGGAGGCAAATTTCATGGTGGTAAAAGGTGTAAATATTCCAAACGAATGGATTGATAAACAGTGCGAGATACTTGACATCTCCATTGATGAAGCAGTCAACATGTATCTTGCAGATGTAGGAGCAGTTGACAATGAAGAACAAAATGCCCTTGATGAAAAGGCTAAAAAAGTCAAAGTTAAACATGGCGCGGAGTCGGTTAAGGAGCGCAAGAAGGTTGAGAGAAAAAGAGAACCAAACGAAGTCAAAAGAGAAATAATTTCAATAATTGCTTCGACTCTTGAAGATTGCTATGAAGAGGAACCTGTAATTGAAAACATCAAAATCTCTAATGTAGAGAAATACATTGATTTCTCAGTGGGTGACCGCACTTTCACAATAAATCTCGTAGAACACAGAAAACCTAAAAAATAAAGTCTCTCCTACGAGATTTTAACGTCATAAGAGAGCTGTAGTTAAGCTAAAAATGCCGATCAGCTCTCTCACGATAACTTCTAAACTTTCTTGTAAAAATCGTTGACAAGAGCACAAAAGTATGATAATATACTATTGTAAACAAAAGGAGAACGAAAGGAGAACACAATGAATCTTTACAGAGTAGAAATGGTTGCCTATGTGCCTGCTAATGACATAATCGGAGCAAGAGATGAGTTCAAAGACCACATCGGACTCGCGGAAGACCATTACACCATCTTCAAAATTGAGGACACAGGTGAGGGCGTTCCAGATGAAAGCAGAATTGTAGATGATTGCCCTGCGGGTGATTGGACTTGTCCGTATTGGTATGAAGGTGGTTGTACCCTTGAAAATTGCAGAAGTGAATGTGATGAGTGGTACGACTTAGATGACTAACCACTTGGTAACTTAAAAATAATTTGGCTGACCACTCGGTCAGCCTTTTTACTTGGCGCAGCGTTGCCGGTCGGCCCACTGCGTTTTTTGTGTGAATTATTTGCTTGTGTATTTTTTTGTTGCTATTGCGGCGGTGCTGATGGGATCCTACTATCCCAAAACTTGAGCGGCCCGGAGACAGCCGTCGGAGGGCGTCAATTCAATTCTACCACAGGCTCAGCCATTTTGTCAAGCGATTTTTTCAAATTTTTTGTATTTTTTTTAATCCCAAAATCGAACATTTGTTCGTTTGTTAATTAACAAACAAAATTTTTTTGTTTTTTTACACAAAATTGTTAAAAATTTATCAATTCGAACAAATTTTTTGTGTTTTTTCACAATTTTTTAATGATTTTTTAGTATTTTTTTGTGTTTTTTAACAAAAATTAAGCGTTTTTTGTGAAAAATTTAACAATTTTGTGTATTTTTACAAACGAACAAATGTTTGTTAATAATTTATTAACAATTAGAGATGACTAACTAAGTTAGAGACCTCTAACCGAACATTTGTTCGAAAGGCTTCGCCACACCTAACTGCGTAGCACCCATAGGCCCATAGGGTACCAGCCGAGAGCCGAGGCCATAGGCAAAATTTTTCCAGCCGCGAGATTTTTTAAAAAACACTTTCCCATTATATTATATCATAAAAATTTTAAAAATTCAAATTAAAAAATTTTTAAAAAATCTTTTTTTTTAAATTATAACATATTTTTTTAAAAAATTCAATAAGCATGCGCAGCACTTGACAATTTTATTAATTTTATATATAATTATAATGGGGAAGTATATATATAAAAAACCACTTTTACAATTTCCGCCGCGATTTTTATTTCATAGGAACTTCTTATCATAGAAGTCATAATCCAATAGAATGAGCTTAATCTCCGTTTCTAATTTCCACAAAAAAACTCTGTCGGAGGTTTTAAGTTCTGCCGCTTGAATTTTTAAGAAATTTTTGTTATAATATAAGTACAATAGAAGAAGGAGTTGATATAATGGACACTAAGACAGTAAATACAATAATCGCTTTTCTTAACGCAGGTTATACAGCTGACGAAATCGCAGAAATTGCTTTCAAAGAGGAAGAGAATCTTCAAGAGGCAGCAAAGATGAAAACAATCACGAAGGCTAGAGAGGGAGTCAAGCTAGCTTTTAATGAATATAACAAGGCCCTAGGCTACCCTGAGACTATGCCTGATGAATTTTGGGATGCAACATTTGATATGTATGAAGAGGGTATTGAGTCATCTATGAAAGCAAAAGAAGCAGATGTAGAGGATATTATTAAGTGGCTTGATAAACTACTTAATGATGAAGATAGAATGCGTAGTTAATGATAGCGTGCATCCATAGGGTGCACGTTTTCGTTTATAATTATGATTAAATAAAAGTCATATAGAGAACTGGTCCAGCTGCACCTCCATTCCTCCATCTTTACACATTTTATTTATTTTCTTATATCTTTATTTATTCTTACCTATTCTTATCTATTTACTAACCTTATTCTCACTACATAACCCAACATGATGATCCAGTACTGCTATCATCTCTAATCTCTTTATCACCCAATCTTCAGCACCATCATGCCACTTAAATTTAATTTGATATACATAATACTTGTCTATCAATAGCCAAATAGTAATTACATCACCATGTACTTCTTTATTTATAACCATTATATCCTCTTTCTCAATCTGACCAATCATACTGCGTATCAAAAATCTCCTCGCACCAGCGCTGCGCGGTTAATCTCATTTCTTCTTTAGTATATTCATCAACCACTGCATCACTTATATATCCAACTAATTTATTATTAACAATAGACATAGAAAAATTAAATCTTGCTTCTAAATATTGCTTTACTTCTTCTATCCATATATCATCACTTATATCACTTACTTCTATCTTCATATATACCTCGCAAAAAAGCTGCGGCAGCATGCAAAAAGGTTCTCCCATTTTACAAAAAGGTTCCCCTTTATCCCAAAATTGACCCCATTTAACTGCGGCGGTACCCCTATTTAACGGCGGCCGGTCCTATAGAATGATTTCGCCCTGAGCGAAGCGATAGGGCGAATATCATTCGTCCCCTATTTTCTATTGCCGGCCGCAGGCCTATTCTCTATTCTCTATTTATATGGTTTCTAAAATTTTAACAAAACTATAGAAATTTTTTAACATTTCTATAGAAAATTTTTAACAAAATTTCCCTACCCCCAGAAATTTTTTAACAAAACTATAGAAATTTTTTAACATTTTTCCCTGACCGAATTTGAGACGCTCCTTACCATAATTAAAGTTTTATCAACTTCAGTTTGATCGTACCCCCAATCAACAAGTCCAATTAAACTTAAAATCTGCAACACATCAGTAATAATATAATTATTACTTGTTGTACTATCCGCAATTCCAATGAACATCTTCATCTGCTTCATTGTAGGATAAAAAGGTTGTTCCCCATTAGCAATATATCTATTCATTAAATAAACATAAATACTGATAGCATATCTACTCAATGCAATATTAATTTTCCTAAGTGTTTCAAAAGGAATTAAAGAAGCTACATGAGAATCTAAAGTATTAACTCTATATCTCTTTTTACTCTTAACACCAGTATCCTCTTCTAATAATCCTAACTCAATCAGATGTTTAAATCTTTTTGAAGCTGTTTGTCTAGTAGCCCCCAATAAATCAGCTAATTCAGAAGTATTCATCTTATCTATATAACGATAAGTAACCCCTCCAATAACTTCTATATAAGATTTTTCTTGAATATAACCATATAATAAATCATTAAACTGCTTGTCAGCAGTATATTGTTCTATACTCGGCACTTGCCGAGAATTACTCTGAATTTTCATACTTTTTCCTCCTATACTCTATATCAAAAAATTCTGTTAACCTTTAACAATGTTTGTCCTTAACATTTTTCAGAAATTTTTTAACAAAAGTATAGAAAAATTTTAACAAAACTATAGAAATTTTTTAACAACTTTTTTTAACATTTCTATAGAAATTTTTTAACAAAACTATAGAAAAATTTTAACAAATCACTACATCAGCATTTTTAATAGAAAATTTTACCCATTTCTATAGAAAATTTTTAACAAAACGATTCGTCTTTTCGACAAACACATTTTTTTATATCCTAAACTCACTAATACGCGGCAAACCTGCTATGGTTCACCCTCAGAGCAGCCTCTCTATGGCACCCCCAAAGCTACTGCCGCCGCATATAAAATAAAACCAAAAACAGCAATTTTTAATACAAAATCAAAATGTTCTACTATCCAAATGAGTATTTCTCCCACTAGGATTCCTATCACCAAAGCCCATAGCATCAACTTAACACTCATATCACACCCTCAATAATTTCGGACCGTCTTTCTTCATATCGGATTCTTCTTGATACTTTCTAACTTGCCCCGTCATCTGATACCAATCGCTATCTCGTATACCACCATGAGGTTCTAATCCATTCTCTTTAAAGAAACTGCTGGCAAACTCTCGTAAGAACTCTCCAGCCATTTCAATATCATAATCGCCAGACGAAACACCCACTCCCGGTATATATTGTTGCGCTTTTATTTTATAATCACTATGGCGCGGTACAGTAAACCAAATATGACCATCATCATCTATATTATCTATAAACACACCATACTCAGCTAATTGAAGCCACATAGCTTCAATAATATCATCTTCAGTTATTAAATTTGATATATCCATTTATTTCGCGGCGGGCCTGCTATGGCGCTGCGCCTAAGCCACTGCCGCCCTCCTTTTTACATTATTTTTTCATCATACTTAATTATAACAAAAATCTTACATCTTGTCAACTCATCGCTTCTCTTGATTTTTCTAAAAAAATATTATAAAATATATATAGAAAATAAAAGGAGATTTGTAATTAATGGCATCAATGAAACTGTTAAAGGAACGCCTTGATGACATAGAAAATATTTGTTGTGAACTTCAAGAGCGTATCAATATAAAAGATTTATGGGCAGACAATAAAATTTACACTATTGCCGCAGTTGCCCATAATACATTAGATGAAGTAATTCGTCAAAAGAAACGAATAATTCTAATTATAAAAGAAATAAAATATCTTAAACAAGAGGTAAAGGAGTTAAGAAATGAAATCGAGGAATTGGGCGCCAACTGTTCTATGCGCCATGATGATGATATTTAGCGTTGCGGCAGGAACATTTTATCCTGGTCCTAATTTCTTTGCGGCATGGGCCGGAATGTGGGGTATGTTTACAGGAATTACTCTTGCTGATATATACTCAGATGATGACGATGATTATTTATAGAAAGGAGCTGATACAATGTCAAGAACACCATTCTTCTATGTAGAAAAATATAATATTGAAACTAATTCTTGGGAAAAACAAACACTTTATACAATTAATAGACACGGTGAGTCAGAAGAAGTGGATTTTTGGCCTTGGAATGCTACTTATGATGTATTTAACATCATTAATCACTCATCAGGTGAATTTCCTGAGTTTGAAGGTATCCGCCGCATATTCCCTGTTAATGCTTCACCAGAAGTAACTGAAATATATAAGAAATGTTGGGATATATGGCATGATTCTGATGGAGAAGAACATATTTCTAAACCAAATGCTTTCTATTTCACCCTTGCTGACCTACTTCTTTACATTAAAGAATATCCAATAGTAAAAGACTATGATACAATGGAAACTATATGGACTGAAGATGGTGATACTAAATGGGAAGATGTTCCAGAACAAACAATGCCAAATCCTATGTCTAGTGTTGCAACCCGTATGATTAATTATATGGAATTTGCAGATAACTTCTGGGGTGCTTTTGGAATCAAGAGTGAATTAAGAATCGTAGGTTGGATACTATAAAAACAACAAGCTAAATGGCGGCCACCCCGCCATTTATTTTTTTAAAAATTTTTGATATAATATTTATATAAAGAAAGGAAGTGATTTTGATGAAACTATTTAAATATAGACGATTTGTTAAAGAATTAATACATTATATTTTTGAAATTTGTGATAATAGTGAAGATGATATGTCAATCGAAATTGTTTGTCGCAAATTATATAAATATGGATTAATAGACCTCGATAAAGAAAATCGTTTATGGATAGAAAGGTAAGAAATAATTATGTTTTTCGCATATGATATTTGTTGGTGCGGGAACAGTGTAGAATGTCCTCGCAAAGAGTGTTTTAGACATCTTGATAATAAACCAATAGAAGAAAGAATCTTCACAATGAGTAATCTTCGTTGGACAGAGTATTGTCCACTTTATACAGAAACGGAAGGAGCAAATGATGAACTTTAATGATATGGTAAAATCTGGATATTTTCCATTTATGGCAGAGGCTTCTGGATATGATAATCTCGTAAACACGCGGCAGGCCCGCATCAACGCTGCGCAGAAGGAATTTGAAGATGCGCTGCGTAGAGGTTATGATGATGTAACTGATGAGTTCCATAGAGCAATATGGAATCATGACCTTATAGAAGCCGACCTTACTGCTCTTGATAGAGCAAGATTTCAGTCAATAGCAAATAAATATTAGGAGGTATTATGACAGTAATAATTATGAGAATCCTTATGGCAGCATGGCTTATTTTTTGTGTATGTGTAAGTGTTAGCCGTCATGGAAAACCACAAGACCCAGTTGATGCGCGTGATACAGTTATAGGCGCACTTCTTATAGCAATTATACTATACTTCGGAGGTTTTTGGTCATGACAAAGACAGAAAAGTTGTTACAAGCCTTTCTTGATTACCAAGAGGATAAGAAAGATATACTTGAGGTTTATGGTCTACTTTATGACTGTTGCTTAACTGCAAAAGAAATGGAAGTTCTTAATACTCTTTACGACAGAGCTATTGAAGTTCTTGATACTCATTGGAAAGACATCTATATGGATTAATTATAACACGCGGCAGGAGGTAGGGCGCAGAACTTTACCTCTTGATTTTTTTATAAAAATATGATATAATTTTTATAGAAAATGAAAAAAGAGGTTTTTTATTTATGCACTACGATATACATGAAATTATTGAAGTCTTAAATAATACGGAATTAGAAAATTATTTTGATTCAGGTCAGCCATTTAGCTATGCTGATATTAGTATGATTCAGGATTATCTTCCATCTGGTTGGGAAGCTTCAACAGGATGCACAAAATGTGTTATCATCCCACCAGAGGGATATGATTATGTTATCAAAATTCCTTTTACACATGATTATTGGGAAGATGATTATGATGAAAATGGTGATGATGTAGTTCCTTTCGAAGGAGCATATCTTCCTATGTCCGATTCTTATACATGGGATTATTGTGCGGCGGAAGCAGAATTAAGCGAGCTTGCTGTTCAAGAGGGAATTGATAAGTTCTTTGCACTGACCAAATTTCTGGTCAATTGGTGTCATCATCCAATCTATATCCAGGAAAAGTGCGAGAGTCTTAACAAGACCCCCGAAGAAGATGCAAAGTCACCAATAACAAGAGAACTTGAGAGAGAAGCTAATGAGATTCAATCAAAAACTAGTTCACTTTGGCCGCTAGATACTCGTTTTCTTGCGGCGGGTCTGTTCCTTTATGGAGAAGAAAGTTTAAAGCATCTTAATGACTTTATAGCTGATTACTCCATACAAGACCTTCATAATGGAAATTATGGATATGCAGCAGGCACATTTGTTCCAAAAATCTATGACTATAGCGGTTATAATAGTTAGGAGGTGTTTATGTACTGGTATGAATATAGGGTTCATTGGTGGGATGAACTAGATAGCAAAACAAGAGTTAACATAGGTTTTACCGTAGCTAAAACTTATGCTGAAGCCATGCAGAATATAGTCAATATGTATGGTGATGATGAACTTATTAATGTTGAATTAGTTTATCATGATGAATGGTCATGTCTTGACCTCACTGACTTTGAAAAAGCTGGTGATTTCGCGATTATAAAAGCCGTTAATGTAATTGTTAATAAGCCAATTAAAGATAACTAGTCCTTGAAAAAATTAAAAATTTTTTATATAATATATATGTAAGGTAAAGGAAATCTTAAATATCATTTTTAACAGAAAGGTGTGAAACGACTATGGAAAAGAGAGTTACAAAGAGAGACATTTACGCAGACATTATCACTATGGCAAGAGAAGCTGAGAGAGAGGACATTGTAGAGTTCTGCGAGGTTCAGATTGAACAGCTTGAGAGAAAGGCTGAGAAGGCTAAGGAGCGCAAGGCTTCGAAGGCGGCAGCTGGCGATGCACTTAAGGATGCTATTGCGGCAGTGCTTACTGAGGACCTTCAGACTGCGGCTGACATTACTGAGAAGGTAATGGATGCTGGTGACGAGGTGACTAGAGCTAAGGTAGTTGCAAGACTTACTAAGCTCGTCAAGGAAGGCGTTGCAGGCAAGATGCAGGTCAAGGTTGACAAGAAGAAGGTAATGGCATACGCCCTTGCCGGTGCTCTTCCATTCGAGGATGAAGAAGAGTAGTCTGTAAGACAAATAAATAATCTGATAGACAGGGCATAGTCCCTGTCTATTGGCGTATAAGGAGATATAATGAATTATTGTATACCATTCAACAAAGAATCCAAATATTTGGACACAATAGAAGAATTAGTAATAGACTTTAATCCTGGGCGTTCTGAAGCACTATTACAAAGTTTCATAGATATGCATCCAGACCAAAGGGTTACATTAGACATAGGCATGCTTGGATCTAGCAAAGAGCTTATTGCGGCGGTAGCAAATTTACGAGATTCATCTAAGTTTAGTATTAGAACTGATAAGAACAACGCGGCGGCGCTAGAGGCCCTCCCGAAACTAGGTATAAACTGGTACTTTACCAACGCCGCAATGACGTATGATGATATATATACATATAAAATTTTAGGTGCATCTGAATTTTTTATAGGTGCTCAACTTGGGTTTGATTTACCACACTGTAAAGCCATTGCAGATGACCTAAATATGAAAGTTCGTTCTATATATGCTTATAGAGCAGAAGATAATCCAATATATAGAAGTTATTGGCAATACTTTATTCGTCCAGAAGATGTACCATTATATGGCAAATATATTGACACTATTGAATTTTATGGTGAACCTTATATAGTTAATATACTTGTTAAAGCATATCGTGCAGAAAGATGGAATGGCCCTCTTAATGAGATTATTCCAATTAATCAAAAAACATATGATAGTAGATATATCATTCCACAATGGGGCCGCCGCAGAGTAGAATGTAATAGAAAGTGCATGTATGGCAGCTCATGTTCAATGTGTGAAACGCTTTATGATTTAAGTCAATCGTTAGAAGAAGCTGAAATTATTATACCATCGGACATTAGAGGGGCTGAGCTGCCGCAGCAAGAGGAAAATCCCGAAATTGCTAAATCAAAACCGAACTTTTGATTTTTTTAAAAAAATATAATATAATATTTATATAATAAAGAATAAGGAGAAAAATATGGCGAAAGGGTCAATTGCTAAGGAAGCAATATTTAAGAAAATGCTTGAAGTATTTCCAAATAGCTTTATGGCTGATGCGAAAACTCTTCGTATTCCTTGGGAAGAAAATGGCGAAACAATAGAGATAAAGGTTGCTCTTACTGCGGCAAAAGATATTCTTGGTAGTTCTGTTGATATGAACTGGGAAGATGGCGGCGGTGCTGAAAAAGCTCCTGCGGCCGCACCTAAGGCCCCGGTTTCATCTGAGCCTACCGCAGAAGAGAAAGCAAATGTAGAAAAGCTAATGGCTAGTTTAGGATTAATCTAATGATATATATACTTGGTGGATTGCTTGTATGTGGTTTTGTGTGCTATGCCTGTTGTTGCGTAGCACACGATGCGGATATAAAAGCGGAGCAGATGTATAATGAGTATAAACGAAAAACAGATACTAAAAATAAATGAGTGGCAATCTGCTTCAGGTAAATGGTATGCCGCAGATACTCAGATGTTTAGTGGCTGGTGGGAACCAGCCAGATTGTTTGGGTTGCATTTAGAAGATTATGTTTTAATGCTCATTAATCAATATCATGCTAATATTATCAATTTTGTTCAGTATGAGGACAAAAGGAACTCATTGCTGATTTTCAATTTTGATAATTATAAGGATGCTCATCAATTTGTACTTGATGTAAATAGAATCGCAAGAAATAAAAAATATTTTGTATATAGGAGGGCAGAGTAATGTAATTATTTTAAACAGAAAAGGAGAATAATTACAATGTCAAGGTCTTATAAGAAAAACGCATATGCTACAGACAATAAGCACAGCGGCCAGGGTAAGCGCAGAGCAAATCGTACCTTCCGCAGAGATAAAAATATTCTTTATCAGAATGGGGCATATAAGAAAGCTTATTGCAGTTGGAATATATGCGATTTTAGATTCAGATATGATGAAAAAGATGTAGTAAATTATTACTACACTGAGATTGCAAAGAATAACGCTTATATTAAAAAGCATTATCCAACTCTTGATGATTATCTTGATTATTGCAGGAAGATTTATATAAGAAAGTAGATGCGGCGGCGCCCTCCCCGCATCTTTTCATTTGGAAGGGGGCATTATGAAAGAAGCTCATTTCTATTATAATGATAGAATGTTAGGTATTATGGTGTATCATCCAGAACTTAAGGATGGATATTTTTTCTATTCGTTTAATTCTTTTGATTCTGATGCGATTACAACTGTATTACCATCAACCGTTATTAATATATTAGAAGATATTAAATTCGATGTAAAAGACCCAGATTTTGATTATGAAAAATGTGTAGCAACAAAAATGGGAAGTTTTTATTGGAAAGAGATTAAATAAAATATATCTTCTCTTGAAAATTTTAAAAATTTTTGATAAAATATATATGTAAGGTTGAGAGAGATAAAAAATGTTTGGCTTGAGGAAGTAGTTCAAGCCATTTGTGGGTTCATAGCTCAGTTGGTAGAGCAATCGGCTGTTAACCGATGTGTCCTAGGTTCGAGTCCTAGTGTTCCCGCCATATGGAGAGTACCCGAACGGTTAGGAACTAGTCTTGAAAACTAGGGTGACGTTAGTCTACAGGGTTCGACTCCCTGGCTCTCCGCCATAGGTTCGTTTTATAGATATTCATCACCTTAAGCGGAAAATCTATCGAGGGCTCAGCGCTGGGTCCCACCACCTGTGGCGTTACGACGGGGAACTCAAGGGGAAGTCC